CCTACCAGCTTGCCCTCTTTCCATAACTCTACAGCTTCATCAACGCCATAGTAATCATCTGGGTTTATACCAGGAGACTTATAGGTAGACTGCATCTCACCCACCATACTGTCTATGGTGGCATCTATAACGCTTGGGTGTACCCAGGTCATTTTCTGTTCTAACTTCTTACCAGTCTTGCTATCAAACGCGGTTAGGGTAAACGCATCCCCAGATATAGATTTTTGAATGTTTATTGAAATCTCGCTGTTTACGTATAAAACCTGTTCCTTATCCATACCCCTATTATATCACCCTTGGGTATGTGATAATACACGTATGGATAACAAATTATTACTACCTATAAGCAGTCTTAAAAACTGGGATAAGAACCCAAGAGCAATCAAAAAAGATAAGTTTGAAATATTAAAAAAGAGGATCAAGAAATATGGTCAATTCAAACCTGTACTTGCCACAGCAGATGGTGAGGTACTGGGAGGAAATATGAGGTTACGCGCTATGAGGGAGTTGGGTGTGTCAGAGGTATGGGTAAGCGTGGTAAACCCTGCTAATGAAGCGGAGAAGATAGAAATAGCGTTATCAGATAACGAGGAGATGGGGTTTTACGAAGAGGATAAGCTGGCAGAGCTGGTGTATGACTTCAAAGACGAGATAAAGCTGGAGGACTTTTCTATACACTTAGGAGCGGAAACAGACCTAGCGGAGCTGTTAAATAGGTTTGCGCCAGAGGAGATAGTAGAGGACACGCCTGCAGACCTAGAAGATGACTACTTCTCTATTAAAGGTGCTGTGTACCAGTTAGGACCACACAGACTAATGTGCGGGGACGCGACAGACCTAAACCATGTGGAAACATTAATGGACGGTAAACAGGCATATATGGTATTTACCGACCCGCCATACAATATCGATTACGAGGGTAAGACAAAGAAGAAGTTAAAGATCCAAAACGATAAGTTTGAAGGTGACGGTTTTTATGAGTTCCTAAGGAGTGCGTTTACTAATATGAACGCTGTACAAATACCAGGGGGCGCTATTTATATATGTCATGCTGATATGGAGCGTATAGCATTTCAGACTGCCATGATGGATAGTGGTTACCTAGCAAAACAAAATATCATCTGGGTTAAAAATACGATAGTTATGGGGCGTCAAGATTACCATTGGAGACATGAACCTATACTTTACGGTTGGAAAGAAACAGGAGGCGCACACGTATGGCACTCTGATAGAAAACAGGACACCGTATGGGAAGTTAACCGTCCTACCAGGTCTGAGGCGCACCCTACTATGAAACCGTTAGAGTTATGCGCTCGCGCTATAAGAAACTCAAGCATGGAAGGGGATATAGTATTAGACCTATTTGGAGGGTCTGGATCTACCCTTATGGCATCTCACTCTCTTAAAAGGGTGTGTTACACCATGGAGTTAGATGAAAGATATTGTGACGTGATAAGAAAGAGATACGCAACAGCGTTAGGAAAGGCGGAAACATGGCAGGAGGAAACCCCAAGAGTACTCTAAAACCGTCTAAAGAATTACACGTAAGAGTTCCAAAACCACCCGCAAATGCAGTCGGTAGACCTAGCAAATACAACGAGGATGCGGTAAAGAAATTGTTAGATGTGTTTAAATTGGGAGGATCGGTAGAAGAGGCGTGTAGTTACGCAGGGATTTCTAAGGTTACTTATTACGCCTGGGTTGAGAAGAGACCTAATTTGTTAACGGAAATCGAGCAAGCGAAGCTATATCCTTCAATCGTGGCGCGAAATATCATTGTAGAGTCCATGCAACGAAACAGGGATGTGTCTACTGCTAAGTGGTATTTAGAGAAAACCGCGTTTAAAAATACAAATAACCATAGCGGTGATGGTATGAACCACAGTGGTACTCCACAAGTTAATATAGTATTTCCTGACTTAGTTAAAAACAGATACGCAGATGTAGAAATACAAGGAGAAATAGTCGATGACAGCAAACAAAAAGGAAATGAACTTATCGTTTCATCCAGCTCAACAGAAGATTTACCAGTCAAAGAGTAGATTTAAGGTTATATGTTCAGGAAGACGGTTTGGTAAGACTTACCTTTGTATATCAGAAATATTATTTTTTGCCCTAAATAATCCTGGATCTAAAATTGTATATTTTGCACCTACTATATCCCAAGCGCGAGATATTGTATGGAAGGAGTTAAAGGGTAAAACATACGACTTCTGGGTCAAAGAACCTAATGAAACACGTATGGAGATTGTAGTTAAAACCAAAGACACTACTGACCCTGTAACTGGCGTTACCACCCTATCAGACAAAAACCCGACAGAGATATGGTTACGAGGTACTGAAAACATTGAGTCCGCTAGAGGTAATGGTATTCACCTGCTAGTAGTAGACGAGGTGGCGTCAATACGTAACTGGAATTACGTGTGGAACACCGTGCTTAGACCTACACTTACCGACACAGTGGGTAAGGCGATATTTATCTCTACCCCTAAGGGGTTTAATCACTTTTATGACATGTACAACAGGGCGTTAGAGGATAAAGATTACGCATCTTTTAACTACACTACTTACGACAACCCGCATATTCCTAAAGAGGAGATAGATAAGGCAAGAAAAGAGGTAACAGAGGACCAGTTCAGGCAAGAGTACTTAGCAGAGTTCGTATCCGTATCAGGTCAGGTATATAAAGAGTGGAGTATGGAGAGGCAATTTATTGATATGGAGTATGACCCAGAGCTGGAGTTACACGTATCCTTTGACTTTGGAGTAAAAGACCCGACAGCAATACTTTGGATACAAAAGATGGGGTCGGAGTACCGCATAATTGACTACTATGAGCAGTCAAACGCGTCAGTTGAGCACTTTGTACACGTCTTAAACTCTAAACCCTACAAGAAACCGACGTTATATACAGGCGACCCTGCGGGAAGAGCGCGAAATAACGTCACTAATACCAGTGTCATTACCGAGTATGGACGAAACGGGATACATATAAAAACTATTCCAGGGGTTCGTATCGAGGACCAGATAAGAATGACCAGCAAATATATACCTGCCCTATACGTATCTAACAAACTGACCCGTATAAGGGACTGTATTTTAAACTATCGCTACCCAGATAAAGAGGGGCATACTAATACATCTAATGAAGATCCTATCCATGACGAGTACTCGCACGCCATGAGAGCGCTGGAGTACTATTTTACAAACATAGACCAGGGTGTCGCTAACGCTAATAAGTGGGTAAATATCCCCCAAAACCTATTTAAGGGTTGGAGTCTAGAATAAGTTGGACATTTTAATATTTATTTATTATTTATAGAGTATGGCAAAAAAGAAAACCGAGAAACCTAAATATTCGTTTCAAGACCCTGAAAAATTTGAAAGTTTAATGTACCACTACACCTTTTCCCAAGACGATATGGAGAAAAGAAAGCTTAGAAAAAACGGTTGGGACGATATTTTAAAGGCATACTTTGGATATTTGCCTGCAAACTGGGCATATATGTCAAAGGTGACAGACCCTGTTATTAGAACTACCATTTTAGAAAAGGTATCTAGAATGTTTGCGGGAAAACTGCGGGGAACTGTAGTACCAAGAGAAGTAGATGACGCTATAAAATCAAAAATTATTAACGCAAAACTAGACTTTGACTGGGATAGCGCAAATGAGGGCGGAACTATGATTGAAAAGTGTATCTTAAATGATATACAAGCGAGAATCTTTGGCGCATCTTTTGTTTTATGCTACTGGAACGTGCGAGAGGTCAACGGAAAGATTATCCAAGGACCTGATATTAAGGTATTAGATAACAGAGATGTCTTTATTGACTACCAAGCAAACCATATAAAGAGCGCTAACTGGGTTCAAACCAGAGAGTGGGTTACATGGCAAGATTTAGAAAATAGAAAAAACACAGACGGCACACCTTTTTACAAAAACTTAGATGTATTAAATGAGAGGATGAGGGCGGACAAAGACCAAATGCCTAAACCTGAAAGAAGAGATAATAGATATACATCAATTACAAAACAAATCAGATCATTAGAGGATAGAGTTGGACAAGACCTCTACTACCCAATTATTGAGGTAGTAAC